GGCGCAGCATCCGCCACCGGCGAGAGTGGCGCAGCATCCGCCACCGGCGAGAGGGGCGCAGCATCCGCCACCGGCGAGAGTGGCGCAGCATCCGCCACCGGCTGGAGTGGCGCAGCATCCGCCACCGGCTGGAGGGGCGCAGCATCCGCCACCGGCGAGAGTGGCGCAGCATCCGCCACCGGCAAACACTGTGTGGCTATGACAACCGGCTTTGTGGGCCGCGTTATGGGTGATATCGGCAACGCTATTGTCTGCGTAGAGCGTAGGGATAATGGAGAGATCGCCTCCATCCTTGCTGGCATCGTGGATGGTGAAACGCTGAAACCCGGCGTGTGGTACACCGTTAAGAACGGCCAATGGGTGGAGGTACAGAGATGAACCGACTGAAGGAACGGCGGCTGGAGCTGGGGCTGACGCAGGAGGCGGTCAGCGGCATTCTGAAGCTGGCAGACCCACGGATGGACGTGAGCATGGTGAGCCGGTTTGAAAACGGCGTGTGTCTGCCCACGGAGGAAGTCACCGAGGCGCTGGAGGCGGCGCTGTGGGCCAGCAGGGCGTATCTGTTCGGCGAGGACGAGAAAGCGGAGATGCCTATGCGTACGGCGGAGACAGAGCGGATCGCCGGTCTGATCCCCAAGGGACGCAGGAACGCCATCAGCCGGGAAGACCTGGCGGCGGCGCTGCACACCACGGACCGGAAGATGCGCAAGGCCGTGGCCGAGGCAAAGAAGCAGGGCGTGATGATCTGCAACGACGGGGACGGGTACTACCAGAGCGACGAGTTGAGCGACCTGTGGCGGCAATACAGGCGGGAGACGGCGCGGGCCATGTCCATACTCAAGGCGCGTAAGCCTATGCGGGAAGTGCTGAAAGCGGCTGGGAGGCTGGCATGAGCGTGTTTGACTACAAGGAGCCGCGGGCGGAGCCGAAGCCCTACAAGGTGCCGCGATGCCCGGTGTGCGGTGAAGAAACAGATACTCTGTACAAGAATATTTACGGCGAGACCGTTGGGTGCGATGTATGCATCCGAACGGTGGACGCATGGGAGGAAAAGAAATGAGTTTGAGTTTGTATCACATTGACCAGGCGCTGGAGGCGCTGATTGACCCGGAGACCGGTGAGCTGCTGGACTACGATGCGTTTGAGCAGTTGCAGATGGACAGGGAGCACAAGATCGAGAACATGGTGTGCTGGTCCAAGAGCCTGGACGCGGAGGCAAAGGCCATCCGGGACGAGGAAAAGGAGCTGGCAGAGCGCCGCCGCACGATTGAGCGCAAGCGTGACCGGCTGCGGGACTACGTTGACCGGGCATTGGACGGACACCCCTTCCAGACGGCGAGGTGTTCCGGTACCTACCGCAAGAGCACGGCGGTAGAGATCACCAACATGGAGGAGTTGGTGCGGTGGTGCATGGACAACGGCTATGACGGCAAGGTGACGTATACCTCGCCCGCGGTGTCCAAGAGCGACATTGCACCGCTGTTGAAAGCCGGTGTTGCGGTGGACGGTGCGGAGATCGCCGAGCGGATGAACATGGGGGTGAAGTGATGGGCGCACATGTTTACGGGAAGCTGATGCTGATCCAGCAGGAGCTGAAAGCACCGAAGGGGCAGTACAACAGCTTTGCGAAGTATAACTATCGGAGCTGCGAGGATATTCTGGAGGCGGTAAAGCCTTTGTGCATCAAGAACAACGCCACGCTGCTGCTGAATGATGCGGTGCAGGAAGTATCCGGCAGATTTTACGTTGTAGCAACTGCAACGCTCATAGACACAGAGAGCGGTGACAGCGTTTCTGCAAACGCATACGCCAGAGAGCCGCAGGACAAGAAAGGCATGGATGACAGCCAGATTACCGGCATGGCATCCAGCTACGCCAGAAAGTACGCACTGAACGGGCTGTTCTGCATCGACGATACAAAGGATGCGGACACGGACGAGGTAAAGCGGCAGGAGCAGAAGCCCGTCAAAAAGGGCGCAATGGAGGTCATTTACTGCCAGGACTGCGGGTTGCCTATCACTGCCACGACGAAGCGAGACGGCACCATTTGGGACAGCGCGGACATTGCCAAGTACAGCACCGGGAGGCTGGGCAGAACGCTGTGTGCCAAGTGCATCAAGGCCGCTATGAAGAAGGAGAAGTAATATGCAGCAGGTGACAGTCGATGGCGCACGGTGGCAGCAGGACAGTGATGGCGCGTGGCTGGCGCTGCGTGTGAAGTCGCCGCAGACCGCGATGGACGTGTGCGACGCGCTGAAGCCTGGCAAGGAGTACAACGTGACCATCAAGGGCAAAGGCCGGAGCCTGGATGCCAACGCCTATTGCTGGGTGCTGTTGGACAGGCTGGCGGCACACTACGGAATCTCCAAGCAGGAGGTGTACCGGCAGGAGATACGGAACATCGGCGGCGTGAGCGAGGTGCTGTGCCTGCGGGAAAAGGCGGCGGATGCGTTTTGTAAGGGCTGGGAGCGTAACGGTTTGGGGTGGATGGCCGACAAGGGCGCAAGCAAGCTCAAGGGCTGCGTGAACGTGACGGTATGGTACGGCAGCAGCACCTACGACACGGAGCAGATGTCGCGGTTGATAGATGCCGTCGTGGAGGATTGTAAGGCGGTAGGTATTGAGACGCTGACGCCGGAAGAGCTGGACGCGCTGGTGAGCCGGTGGGGAGAGGTGAGCGCATGAACAAGCTGCACATACAGCCCTGCTGGACGTGCAAGAAGTGCTACGGCGATTGCAGCTGGTCGAGGAAAGGCCCGGAGCCGGTGCCAGGATGGGACGCTACGCCTACGGTGAAGAAAAAAGGAGGCCGCAAGGCGGGCATCATGCGCAGCTACGCCATTCACAGCTGCCCGGAATATGCGTGGGACGGGACGGAGAAAGCGCATGGAGAGTAAGAGATGCTTTTTGTGCGGGGCGACCGGCGGGACGGATCCGCTGGATCGCCACCACATATTCCCCGGCACGGCAAACCGGAAGAAAAGCGAGAAGTACGGTTTGGTGGTGTATCTGTGCCATAACCGGTGCCACATCTTCGGCAGGCATGCCGTACACAACAACGCAACGACCATGAAGCAGCTGCAGCGGTACGGACAGCTAAAGGCCATGCAGGAGCAGGGCTGGACGGAAGAGGACTTCCGAAGAGAATTTGGGAAATCATATTTGTAAGGAGATTTGACATGATAAACAGAACGATTTTGCAGGGACGGCTCTGTGCGGATCCTGAGATGCGGAGAACCAACAACGGTACGGCGGTGTGCAGCTTCCGCGTGGCGTGGAGCGAGACCGTGAAAGACCGGGAGAAAAAGCTGTTTTTGAACTGCGTGGCGTGGCAGGGCACGGCAGAGATGATCTGCAAATACTTCTGCAAGGGCAAGGAACTGGCGGTAGAGGGCAGACTGTCTACCCGCGAATACGACGACAGGGACGGCAACCGGCGCAGTGTGACGGAGATGACAGTCGATCGTGTCCACTTCTGCGGCAAGAACGAGGACGCGCAGGGAACGTTTCCCCGGACGGACATCAAGAGCCAGCTCGTGGAGCTGGACGAGGATGACAGCGATCTGCCTTTCTAAGGGGGTGACGTGAATGGGCAAGATGCAGGAAGAGATCAAGGCGCTGCGGCGGCAGAACACGCATTTGCAGAACGTGGTACAGCGGCAGCGGCAGCACCTGTCAGAGTTGACCGGTGCCGTGCAGGACTACAGGAAGGCCATCACGGCGCACTATGTGGCCTGTGCCATTACCTTCGGAGAGAAACGGGAGGACTGCGACACGCTGTGGGGCTGGCATCTGGAGGTCCCCGCTGACCTTGTGAGTAAGGCACTGGAGAACTACACAGGCGATGTGTGGTTAGACAAGGAGCGCGGGGTATACGTCATAGGCGCGATGCCGAAGGAGTGATGCCGATGGGCAAGTGCTATGTGAAAGCCTACTATGACTGGATAGAACAGACAGCGGCGTTGACAGATGCAGAGCGTGGACGTTTGTTTATCGCCATTCTGGAGTACGCAAGAACAGGCACCCCGCCGGAGTTGGAGGGTGCGGAAAGCATACTGTTTCCGGTGTTCCGGACGATGCTGGACAGGGACGATGAGCTTTCTGCTGAACGGTCAAGGAACGGGGCGAAAGGCGGAAAGCAAACTCAAGCAAGCGCAAGCAAAATCAAGCAAACCGAAGCAAACGCAAATGACCCAAAGCCTACTAAGACAAAGAAAGAAGACAAAGACAAAGACAAAGACTTATTCCCACCTGACGGTGGGAGCACGCGCGCGAAGCGCTTTACCCCACCCACACTGGCAGAGGTTCAGTCCTACGTGGCTGAACGCCATTCGGCGGTAGACCCGCAGGGCTTTATCGACTTCTACGAAGCGAAAGGCTGGATGGTTGGCAAGACCCCCATGAAAGACTGGAAAGCGGCTTGCCGAAATGCTGAGAAGTGGGAACGATGGGGACATGCCTCTGCTGCACCTGTCGGCAAAACCGACGGTGCACGTGATGCCTGGATGGGCAAGTACATCAAGGGGGCGAAGCCATGAACGCGGGCATCTGGGAAATTGCCACGGCGAAGCTGTGCGGACAGTGCATCCGGGACATGGAGGACGAGTACATCTTCTCCCCCATGTGGCGGCGGACGCTGGGCGGCACGTGCGAACGCTGCGGAGAGATGCGCATCGTCCATGAGGTGCAATACACGAAGAACAAACGAGGGCTGGAGAAAAGAGGGAAACTGAATGGGCCTGATGAGTAACGACCTGGCGCGGCTTAGTCTTGCGGCGCAGAAGCAGGTCATGGAGAAGATGCGGAAACCGGGGAAGTACAAGGCGCAGAAGACAAAGCGCGGGAAGCTGACCTTCGACAGCAAGAAGGAGGCGGAGCGCTACGACGCGCTGATGCTGCTGCAAAAGGCCGGGGAGATACGGGGGCTGAAATTACAGGTGCGGTACTGCTTGCAAGAGGCGTACACGACGTTTGAGGGCGAACGTGTGAAAAGTATCGACTACATCGCGGACTTCGTGTACGAGCGCAGGACGACCCCTGACAGCTACGGCCAGCGGTACTGGCTGCCGGTGGTGGAGGACGTGAAAGGGATGCGTACCCGCGAGTATGCCATGAAAGCAAAGCTGTTCCGCAGTAGGTATGGGTTTGCCATACGGGAGGTGTAAAGCGTGAAACAACAAATCGCATTGAACGTAGACTGCATGGAGTATATGCGGACGCTGCCGGATAAGGCGTTTGACCTTGCCATCGTAGACCCGCCGTATGGCATCGGCGAGGACGGCGGAAAAAGCCGAAGCAAATTCGTGACACAGAAAAACGGAAATCGGCTGTATGTAGAGGATGGGCATTACGAAAAGACCGGTTTTGATATTGCACCGCCCAGACAGGTGTTTTTCAACGAACTATTCAGGGTAAGCAAAGCGCAGATCATTTGGGGAGCAAACTACTTCACGCTGCCTTGCGCTGGAGCTATCGTGTGGGATAAGTGCAACGATGGTTCAGACCAATCTGGCGGAGAGATTGCCTTCAATTCTTTGACAAGCCGTGTAGATATATTCCGCTATATGTGGCGCGGGATGATGCAGGGGAAAAGCATCTCCGAGGGAACGATCCAGCAGGGCAACAAGGCGCTGAACGAAAAGAGGATCCATCCCACGCAAAAGCCCGTGGCATTGTACGAGTGGCTGCTGCAGAAGTACGCAAAAGAGGACTGGCGCATACTGGACACGCACCTCGGCAGCGGAAGCAGCAGGATAGCAGCCTATAATCTCGGCTTTGAGTTCGTGGGGTGCGAGATCGAACCGACATATTTCCACCTGCAAGAACAGAGGTTTGCGGAACATACGGCGCAGGAAAGGTTGTGGTGACGCATGGGCAAGCAGCATTTAAGCAGGGACGACCGCATCTTTATGCGTGGCAAACTGCAAGGCACACGGGAGAACATGGACATGGTGGCGATGGTGCTGATGGACAAATGCGGCTGGCACGTCCAAGAGGAGACATCGGACAGCCGGGACACGCAGAGCATCGCGTATCTGTATGAGTGCCTTGAGAAGCTGGCGGAGGAGATAAACGAGGGACGCATCAAGCGGAAGCACATCAAGGATGTGCTGAAGGACGAGTGCGGCGTTGTGTTTGGAGATTAGGAGGTGATTTAGGTGAAACATTTAGGCGATATTACGAAAATAAATGGGGCAGAGATTGAACCCGTTTGGTGTATTACAGGTGGTTCACCTTGTTAGACAGGATCTATCCATCGCCGGGAAACGCGCCGGTTTGGCGGGAGCGCGAAGCGGCCTGTTTATGGAGCAGGTGCGCATCGTAAAAGAAATGAGGGAGGCGGACAAAAGGAATGGACGGACAGGTGACATGGTTAGACCTCGGTATCTCGTGTGGGAAAACGTGGTCGGAGCCTTTAGCAGCAACAAAGGAAAAGACTTCGCAGCCGTGCTCGAAGAGATCATCAAAATCGTCGAGCCGGAAGCCCCCGGTATTGAAGTGCCTGAAAAGGGCTGGCCTACCTGGGGAGGGTACCACGATGAAATGGGAGGACGATGGAGCGTGGTGTGGCGAACTCACGACGCGCAACACTGGGGAGTGCCCCAACGCCGTCGTCGTATCTCGGTTGTCGCAGATTTTGGAGGAGACACCGCATCCGAAATACAATTTGACGGCGAAAGCGTGTCAGGGGATATTGCGGAGAGCGGAGCGGCGGGGGAAAGACCTGCCGAAGCGGCTGAAGCAGGTGATTCTTATGCAGTCCGCATCCGGGGGGGGTGTGACGGCGGAGGAAAAGGCGCGTTAGTGCAGACGGAGCGGAGCGGAACGCTTGGTACGGGCAACGATCAGACGATTTTTGCGCCCACGCCTATTAACCTGATGGTGGCTACGCGCTGCAAAGCGTTAGGGCGCGGAACAGGATTTGGCGTAGGAGAACCGGGCGACCCGGCGAACACCATTTCTGCCGCACATTCGCATGGCGTATTTGCAACGGCAATCCCCATCAACGACAAAACCGCCAGATGGCAGGGCGGCGGAGAGAGCCGCAACCACGATGGCAGCGGCAACGGTCTTGGCATCGGCAAAGAGGGCGACCCATCCCCCACGCTGACCGCCGGCGACCGCCACGGGGTAATGTGCATGAATCCTTGGGATGCACAGAGCGCAAGGGTGTACGATCAGGATGGCGCATGGCACAGTTTGAATGCCAATGAGAACGGCGGTATGGCGCGGGACAGCGTATTGTGTGCCGGGTTCAAATTGGGTAACAGCGAAAAGGCGCACAGTATCGGATACGAGGAAGAAACATCCCCCACGCTGAACGCCGAGTGCGGCGGGAATAAGCCCGCAGTGGTGGCGCTGGACATGACACACGCCTGTGACGTCATCCGCGAGTGCGGGGAGCAGGTCCCGGCGTTGCAGGCGAGGATGGGGACAGGCGGCAATCAAGTGCCGCTGGCATACGGCATCGGCAACGGCCAAGCCAACGAAGCCAGCATTATGGCGGAGGAAGTCAGCCAAACGTTAAATACCATGCACGATGCTCAAGCAGTGATGTGTGATGACGTGAGCCACGCGCTGCGGGCAAAGGCGAACTGCGCTTATCGGGAGGACGCAGAGACATACCCAGTGCAGAACATGGTGGTGCGCCGATTGACGCCGTTGGAATGCGAACGGCTGCAGGGTTTCCCGGACGGATGGACGGATATTGGAGATTGGGTTAAAACAGATAAACGCAGGCGCGAAATAAAAGTGAAAGGAAGTGCGGACAGCCCACGGTACAAGGCGCTGGGCAACTCCATCGCCCTGCCATTCTGGGACTGGATGCTGCGGCGCATGGAGCGGTATCTGCCGGAGGGGGCGACGCTGGGGAGCTTGTTTGACGGAATAGGTGGGTTCCCGCTGTGCTTTGAGCGCATACACGGGAAAGGTACGGCGCGGTGGGCAAGCGAGATCGAGCCGTTTCCAATCGCCGTGACGAAGAAATGGTTTGGGGAGGAATGACATGACAAGAGACGAGATCGTGACCGCGCTGCGGTGCTGCGCGGGAGACAGTTGCGAAGGATGCCCATATGATGAAATTTTTGCCGTAGAAGACGCGAAATGTATCGGGGAAACGACGGGCTACGCCGCTGACCTGATCGAGAACCAGCAGCGGCACATCGAGGCACTGATGAAAGCCAACGACAGCCTGAAGAACGCCATTGCACGGCGGGATAAGCAGATAGAGGACATGAAGCAGGGCATGGCACAGCTGGCAAAGGCTGTGGCGGTGAAGGAGGAGAACAATGGAACGACTGACAAATAAACGCGAAGCTGACGCGCAACGAGAAGGGTACGAGCGCCGCCTTGCAAACGGGTATCAGCGGAGCATCCCAGTAGAGCGGTTTCTGCGCCTCGCTGCCTACGAGGACACCGGCCTGATGCCGAACGATGTGACCGACATGATGGCGGCAAACGGCAATGCAATTTGCGAAATCGTGAAACTGAAAGAGGAACTGCAGGGTGCAAAGAACACCGCCGAGCAGTACGCCGCCATCAATGAAACGCTGTTTGACAGCAACATGAAGCTGGGCGCAGACCGGAAAGACCTTATCAACGAGCTATGCCAATACTGCGGGAAGTACAAACAAGCACACGAGGGCACCTGTGACGGGTGCAGATGGAGGGAAATGTGATGGACTGTTTTAATCATCTCTGTCCATTTCGGCAGAATACAACAAGTAACTGTAACCATTGCGAGTGCTTGGCGTGTCAGAACAGGTGTAAAGGGCTTGTTACATACACTGTAAGCAATCATACGCTGACCGCAGACGAAATTGCAAGGATGACCAATAATCCCGATTATGGCGTTGGGGCTGGATGTTAGGAGGTGCAGTGATGGAAAATCTGTTGCAAGACATCGCCAGTGGGCTGTGGATCGTGTTGGGCGTGTACTGTTTCTTCGGACTAAGGAAGTGGAACAAGCGGTTCAGCGAGTTGTATGACGAACTGAAATGGGAGGTGGAGTGATGGAACGACTGACATTTGAGGGGAACTTCTGCGACATCGCGAAGATGGATGGAGGTGACAACGATGAGGCTGATTGATGGTGACAAACTGCAAGAGTTTCCCATTCGGGCAAACCATTGTGACAAAGAACACGCCAACACGCATTTCATCAACGGTATCGAGTCGGTGATGGAGTATGCAGAGCATCTCCCCACCGTAGACGCAGAGGTCGTGGTGCGCTGTAAGGACTGCTATCAATCAGTGGTGATCGGAAATGTCCTGCACTGCACCTATTGGAGCAAGGACACGGACGAAAACGGATATTGCCACGAGGGAGGATAAGCCAATGGCTGAATATATTAAACGCAATGCAATTAAGAAACGACTGGAGGATTTGGTGAACTGGTGTCAGGACTAGAGAAAGCCGGGGCTTGAGCAGGCACTGGCCATGCTAAACGAGGAGCCAGTCGCCGACGTTGCCCCTGTGGTACACTGCAAGGACTGCATTCACTACGACATTGGCGGGAGCTGCATTATTTGCGGGTTCCAGAGCCGCAAGCCGGACGACTTCTGCTCCTACGGAGAGAGAAAGAACGTGAAGTGATGGAACGGTTAGAAAATTGGGAAGAGGTAACAAAGGGAGGAATTTGAAATGTCACGTTTAATCGACGCGGACAAATTGGAGAAGCAAGAATATTGGGGGAATGAACGGTGTTTTGACTATGTAGACGCAGAGGACATAGACAATGCGCCGACGGTGGATGCGGTGCCGGTGGTGCGCTGCAAGGACTGCAAGCATAGCTGGGAGGATTTAGGCGGACTGACGTGTTCGCATGGTGTCTGCGTTGACTGCGTTGTTTTGGGGGATTTTTATTGCGCTAATGGCGAGAGAAAGAAGGGCGCGGACAATGGATGATATATCTATTAAAGAACTTGGACCAGGTGTAATCCTTGAGGGCACAAAGCCAGACGGAGAAAGATACGGATACAGCATACCGACATGGCCCCCTGGTGATGGCGGACCGGGGTATAGAGGGCACGAACTTGAGATAGACGTATTCTATGGAGGCGGAGGCGGCGATGCAGAAAGGTGACACGATCAAGGCGCGGTTTCCTGTTCGCAAGGGCACGGTGGTGTATGTGCATCCGAAGGGGCGGTACATCGTGGCGGAGTGCGGCGGGGTGCGGGAGACATTCTTCCCGGAGGAGGTGTTAGGGTGAAAGAGCAGACGGTTGAATACTTGAGGCTATACTTTGAGTGCGGCTGGCGCATGAGTACGATTGCGCGGCATTTTGGCGTAAGCACATCCACTGTATCTCGCTGTATATCCAGAGCAGAACGGCGCGAGTGCCCTTTTGCTAAAAACTGCCGGTACTGCCCGCTGAAAGAATGTGCGATAAAAGAAGAGTATGCGCCGTATGTAAACGCAGAAATTAGGTGATGTTGCACAACGAAATGCAACAACAAAAAAAGATGTGATAACGTGGGGGTGCAGGGGCAAACTCTGCATCTCCATTCTTTTTCTTTTCCCCCTTCTTTTCCTGATGGGCGGGGCTTCGGCTCCGCCCGGAGGGAGCAATATGCAGGCAGAAGCTGGGTGGATACAGCTCAAATATAACAATTTTTGGTTCGTAGGTTCAAATCCTACTGCCTGCACCAAAAGCGGTGGACACTACCGTTGGGCAATGGCATAGCGCCGCCCTGAAAGTGTGTCAGTAGACAGGACTTCCCGCACCTCTTAGCAATGTGCCCCAGGGAAGACGTTGATGATCTGCTGGTAGAGCGCCAGCAGCATAATCAAAATAAAGCTCAATGGATTTAGGCGAGGCGAAAGCCGGGTACAGACGTGCCAATGACAAAGGCCAGTGGCGGGAGGCCGGTGCGTCAGGCAAAGCGAGGTGGTGACAGTGGCTGCAAGGTTGACAGACCGGCAGAAAAAGAAAATACTGGCGGACTATGTGCAGACCAGCAACTATTGCGCCACAGCCAAACTCAATGGGGTTTCCGCAAACACTGTCAAAAAAATAGTGCAGACAAATGCGGATATTGCGGAAAAACTCATTAGGAAAAAAGAGGAGAACACCGCCGACGTTTTGACGTACATGGAGAGCCAGCGTGACATGGTGTGCCAGATTATAGGTAAGGGGCTGGCAGTGCTGAACGATCCGGCGAAGTTGGCAGAGGCAACGCCCAGCCAGATCACGACTGCTATTGGGACATTGATAGACAAGTGGACGCTGCTACAAGAAAAGACCGCTAATGATGACAGCGAGAGGGTTCGGGTGATAATTGATGTCTGACATCCGTTTGTCTGAAAAAATTGGCTCTGCGTTCTACGACGTGGCTCATGACGTGTTCCACCACGGCCACACGCACTACGATTTCAGCGGTGGGCGCGGCTCACTGAAGTCCTCCACGGTGTCTGTACTCGTTCCCCTGCTGCTGATAAACAACCCGGGTACACACGCTCTGGTGCTGCGTAAAGTGGCAAATACCATTCGTGACAGCGTGTACGCGCAGTATATCTGGGCAATCGGTGAGCTGGGTATGGCGGCGTATTGGGAAGCCAAGGTTTCCCCGATGGAGCTGATCTACAAGCCTACCGGCCAGAAGATCATGTTCCGTGGCGCTGACGATCCCATGAAGATCAAGTCCATCAAGGTGCCGTTTGGCTATATTGCCGTGACGCACTTTGAAGAGAAAGACCAGTTTGCGGGACGCGCCGAGATACGAACGATTTTGCAGTCCACAATGCGCGGCGGGTCGAAGTATTGGAACTTTGAAAGCTACAACCCGCCGATAAGCCGCGATAACTGGGCGAACAAGGACAGCCTGGAAGAACGCACAGACAGGCTGTGCCACAAGTCAACGTATTTGCAAGCCCCGCCAGAGTGGTTGGGTGAGCAGTTTTTGGCAGAGGCGGAACATCTCAAGGCCACGGACGAGAGAGCGTACCAGCATGAGTATTTGGGTATTCCTGTTGGTACGGGCGGCAACGTGTTTGACAACCTTGAGCTGCGGGAGATCACCGACGAGGAAATGTCGCATTTCGACCACATCTACCAAGGCGTGGACTATGGGTGGTTTCCTGACCCCTTTGCTTTTATCCGTTTGCACTACGACCGTGCGAGGGAAACTATTTACCTGATGGACGAGATATACCAAAACAAGCTCACGAACGAGGCAAGCGGCAACATCATCATTCAGCGTGGATATAAAGACGCATATATTACCTGCGACAGCGCGGAACCTAAAAGCGTGGCAGACTATCGCGCTATGGGCCTTCCGGCAAAAGCAGCGGTCAAAGGCCCCGGCTCTGTTGACTATGGTATGAAGTGGTTGCAGCGGCGGAAAATCGTCATTGACCGGAAACGCACACCAAACGCATACAACGAGTTCGTGAATTACGAATACGACCGAAACAAAGACGGAGATATTATCAGCGGATACCCGGATGAGAATAACCACTTGATAGATGCTACCCGGTACGCCGTTGAGCGCATTTCCCGTCGGATGGGAGTTATTGCATGAGTAACGCGGTTATCGTCAAACTGAATGAGCTGGGCTATACCACCATCCCTGACAGCTTCTACAGCAAAGTGTACGAGTGGAAAAGCTGGTATCAGGGCAACGTTAAAGGCTTCCACAACTACACTGTGCAGAATGGTGAGCGACAGGTGAAGTGTAGGCGCTACTCCCTTGGCATGGGGAAAAAGCTGTGCGAGGATTGGGCTAATCTCTTGATGAACGAGAAAGTCCAAATCACACTTGAGGGTCAGAAAGAGCAGGACTTTATTGACCTGGTGCTGACGGAAAACAACTTCACCGTCAAGGCGAACGAGATGCAAGAGATGAAGTCCGCACTGGGCACTGTGGCCTATGTTCCCCGCGTCATTGGGCAGGAGATCAGCGAAAGCGGGGATATTGTACCAGGCAACGCATCCGGCATCGTGCTGGACTATGTGACCATCGAGAACATTTACCCGCTGTCCTGGCAGAATGGATATATCAGCGAGTGCGCGTTTTCTTCCGAAGTCATGCGGGGCGGTAAAGATTATCTGTACTTGCAGATACACCGGCGTGAGGACAACGGCAACTATGTCATTGAGAACCGCATCTATCGGTATGACAATGAGCAGCTGGCGGACGAACAGCTTGTTAATGTTAAGGGTTTTGAGAACATTCCGCCTGTGGTGCACACGGGTAGCGACAAGCGGCAGTTTGTCATTGACCGGCCTAACATAGCAAACAACGTCAACTATCTGCTGCCGACCGGTATCGCAATCTACGCCAATGCTATTGACGTATTGCAGGGCGTGGATATTGCCTATGACAGCTACGTTAACGAGTTCAAGCTTGGCAAAAAGCGCATCATGGTCAAGCCGTCTGCGGCGCAGTATCTTGACGGCACCCCTGCTTTTGACCCTGACGATGTGGTGTTTTACGTCATGCCGGAGGATACAGAAGACGGCGCAGTTGTAACACCAATTGACATGACGCTGCGGACGGCGGAGCACAACACCGGCATTCAGGATCAGCTCAATATCCTTTCCAGCAAGTGCGGCTTCGGTGAAACCTATTACCGCTTTGACGGTGGCAGCGTAGCAACTGCCACACAGGTCATAAGCGAAAACTCTACCATGTTCCGCACCATCAAAAAGATGGAGATTGTGCTGGAACAAGCTCTGGTAGAACTGTGCCGCATTCTTCTGCGGCTGGGCAACACCGCCATGAACGCTGGGCTGAATGAGGATGTGGAGATTTCCATCGACTTTGATGACAGCATCATTGAGGACAAGCAAACCGACTTTTCCCGTGATATGCAGCTTCTCAGTGCGGGCATTATGAATGATTGGGAGTTCCGCATGAAGTGGATGAACGAGGACGAGGAGACTGCAAAGGCGGCGCTGCCGAAGATGCAGGACATGACCACGGAGCAGCAGAACGAAGTGGAGTGAGGTGACGGGCAGTGCCAAAATACCCATTCTCTCCTTTTGTTTTAGATGCCATGCCGGAAGATCTGGCAGAGCTGTACCGTGGACTTGAGGACGCACTGCTGATGGAGATATGTTCCCGGCTGAAGCTGCGGGACGAGCTGAACGAGGTCACGGTCCAGGGCATCAAGGCGCTGCGGTCACATGGCATCGATCTGAAAGAGATTGAGAAAGCCATACGCCAGACTACCGGCATCAGCGAGAAAAAGCTGAACGAGCTGATAGACGATGTGGTAGAGCGCAACCAAAAGTATTACGCCGAGGTCATAGACCTTGCCCGTGTAACACAGCCTGACGTGCTGGTGGATGCAACCACCATTGACGCCATCAAACGGCAAACGCGGGACGTGTTCCGAAACATCACCGCTTCGATGGGCTTTTTGGTAGACGCAGGGCGGACGATGCTGCCCCCCGCAAAGGCGTACCAGTGGGCTTTAGACGCCGCTACGTTGAAAGTAGAAAGCGGGGCTATTTCTTATGGGCAAGCCATCAAAGACGCCGTTAGGGAGCTTGCAAGCGGTGGACTGCGGGTGGTGGACTATGAGAGCGGACACCGTGACCATGTAGACGTAGCTGCACGCCGCGCCGTAATGACAGGCGTATCGCAGTTGTGCGGTAAGTACACGGAGCAAGCGGCGGAATACCTGGAGACGCCGTATTACGAAGTATCTGCCCACGCCGGGGCGCGTGATGTACCAGGGCGGTCGCCGTGGTCATCGCACAAGGAGTGGCAGGGCAAAGTGTATTCCACCCGTAGCGGCGACATCTACCCGAACATCTACGAGGTGTGCGGGCTGGGGGCTGTGGATGGGCTGGAAGGAGTCAACTGCCGTCACCGCCGCAACGTTTGGGTTGATGGCGTAAGTGAGCGCACTTACACTGACGAACAGCTTGCCCACATCGACGATGGTTTGGGCTGTACGTTTGAGGGCAAGACCTACACGGCATACGAGGCCACGCAGGAACAGCGAAAGGTGGAGCGCACCATACGCAAGCTCAAGCGTGAGAAAACAGCGTACAACGCCGCAGGGCTGACAGACGAAGAACAGGCCGTAAATACCAAACTGCGCCGCCTGAACGCAAAGTACAAGGCGTTCAGCAAGGCGGCGGGGCTGCCGGAGCAGCGGGAAAGGATGAAGGTGCTGTATTGAACTGGGAAGAAGTCAAAAAGGCAATCGATGCAATTTTGAAGCGCGGAAACGATGTGGAAATCCGACGCAAGGGTGACGGGTACATCGTGTTAGAGGTCAAGAAAACAATCAAATACAGCACTCCCGCATAAAAGAAACCGCCCCTGTTAAGGGGCGGGGAAATCATTGCCTTTTCTGTCTTGAATGTTCATTTGAGTTAAAACCCGAGTTTCGTTTGACGATTGATCTCGTAAGCAACTCCTGCATCATAAGCCTTAATAAGAGGCAAAAGTCCGTTTTCCACTTCTTCCATGAGACCGTACATCGCGTTACTTTTGCAAGCGGGAACAATTTTTCTTTGCTCGTGCGCCTCCTTGATGCCAATTTCATAAGCTTTTATTTCAATGGCGTTCATGTCAATTTCCTTTCCGGCTTTTGCCTGTCACATTTGTTCCTTGTGAGTATATGATACCATGAGTTAACTCATAAATCAATTGTAGAAACGTACAAAGTTAACTCATAATATTTGTGAATAATGTGAGTTAACTCTTCCCGTGCGACATGGTATAATTACCGCAAGGAGGTAACACCATGCCATACAAAGGAACAGACGCAGAAAAGAAAGCCGTAAGGGAGTACCAAAAGCGGCAAGACAACATAATGATTCGCCCGAGCAAAGAGGAAGGCGCAAGAATACGGAGTGCGGCGGCGGAAGCGGGGAAAAGCGTTCAGGCGTTTATCCTCGACATATTAAGAGAACACATCAAGTAAATAACAACTTCCGCGCAATAGGGCGCGGGAAAGGGCAATAGGAGCCAACTACTGACAGTTTATCAGTGGTTGGCTTTTGTTTTTCAGTAAAAACCGCTGATGCGGATTTTATACAAAAATTGGCTATCTGCAAGCCTAAAAGTGCAGGCGGGGCGGTCACGGCAACGACCTAAAAAGCCTATCCCGTAAGGAGTTGAACATGAAAAAAGAAGAGCTGTTGAACATCGGCCTGACGGAAGAGCAGGCGGACAAGGTCTTTGCCATGAACGGCAAGGACATCGAAAAGCACAAGAAAGCCGCAGAGGACGCAAAGGCGGACAAGGAAGCCCTGGAGCAGCAGGTCGCAGACCGGGATAAGGACATCGCGGAGCTGAAAAAGACCAGCGGTGACGCTGCCAAAATCCAGGAAAAGCTGGATGAGCTGCAGGGCAAGTACGACAAGGAAACCGAAGCGTACAAAGCACAGCTTGCACAGCGGGATTATCAGACCGCCATTGACAAGGCGATTGCCGACAGCGGCGTGAAGTTTTCCTCCAAGTCTGCGGAAAAGGCTTTCCGCGCGGGTATCGGAGACAGCAAGCTCGAAATGAAGGACGGCGCTTTGGACGGGTTCGACAAGTACCTGGAAAAGGCAAAGTCCGAGGATCCCAGCGCATTTGTAAAGGCTGGTGCTCGTGTTGACACGCAGGGTTCGCTTGAGGGCGGCACTCGTGAAACAAAGCCCACGTCTTTGCTGGGTGCGCTCCACGAAAAATACGACAAGTAAAGGAGACATTGACACATGGCTATTACTCTTGCTGAAGCTAAGGTCGGCATGGCCGACAAGGTCGACCAGATGATCGTCGACGAATTTCGCCGCAGTTCTCTGCTGCTGGACAGACTGGTGTTTGATAACGCCATCTCTCCGGGCACTGGTGGTTCCACCCTGACCTACGGCTACATTCAGCTGAACACCCCCTCCACCGCCGCTGTTCGTGCGATCAACAGCGAGTACACCGCCAACGAGGCCAAGCGCGTTGAGAAGACCGCAAAGGCCATCATCATGGGCGGTTCCTTTTCCGTTGACCGTGTGCTGCAGAACACCTCCGGTGCTGTTGACGAACTGGCGTTCCAGGCGCAGCAGAAGATCAAGGCGACCAGCAACTACTTCCATAACCTGGTCATCAACGGCACTTCCGCCGCTACCGGTGCTGGTTATGTGACCGGCACCTTTGACGGTCTGAAGAAGCTGCTGTCCGGCACTTCTACGGAGCTGTCCTCCGGCATCAACCTGTCCACCTCTGCTCTGCTGGATAGCAACGCCAACGCGTTCATTGACCAGCTGGATCAGCTGGTGCACACCATCGACGGTGACACCACCATGCTGATGATGAACAGCGATATGCTGATGAAGGTCCGGTCCTGCGCACGCCGTGCCGGTTACTACGAGCGTACAAAGAACGACTTTGGCCAGGTGGTGGAGACCTTTGCCGGTATCCCCCTGATGGACATGGGCAAGTACTACAACGGCACTTCCTCTGTGGACGTTATCGGCACTTCTGCCGCTACCGCTTCCGCCGACGGCACCACCAGCATCTACGCGGTGAGTATCGGTCTGGACGGCTTCCACGGCATTTCCCCCACCGGCACCAGCGTCATTTCCAGCTATATGCCCGACATGAACGCCCCCGGTGCCGTAAAGACCGGCGAGGTCGAGCTGGTGGCCGGCGTGGTGCTGAAGAACACCCTCAAGGCCGCTGTGCTGGACAACATCATCCTGTCCCCCAAGACCGGCAGCTGATTTGAAAGGAGCTGGCTCACATGACATACGCTGATTACGACTATTACTCCGGGACCTATTTGGGCACCGTGAGCGAGGAGGATTTTCCGCGTCTGGCTGTCCGGGCCAGCTCCTTCCTCGATTACTACACGCAGAACCGGGCAAAAGATAACGCTGATATGGACGCTGTAAAAATGTGCTGCTGTGCACTTGTAGACAAGTATCAGCTGATCGAAGCCGCGCAGCAGCTTGCTGCAACCAAACTGACAAACGCGGTGACCGGCGATGACGTGAAAAGCGAAACGGTAGGCGGGTACTCCCGGACGCTGGCCAGCGGAGGTGAAGCTGCTGCGTCCGCACTAAGCGCTACGGACGGTGCGAAGAAACTGCTGGCGGCGACCTGTAACGAGTATCTGGCGCATACCGGGCTGCTGTATCGGGGAGGGGGGTGCTGTGGTTGTACGCGCCCCACACTATAACGGTCTACAACGCCGTGCAGGAGACTGACCCGGCGACCTTTGAGGAAATCACAAAGCTGTATGTGACCATCCTGCGCGGTGTTATGCTACAGGCCAGCAAGGCGGTCAACGTGCGTGAAAGCGGACTTGAGAGCGCGGACGCGGTAAACCTGTACATTCCGTTTTCCGTGAAAGCGGTGGACGGCACGACAGGCAAGGCCAAGACCTACGCGCCCCCGCAGGCGTTTCTTGCGGCGGTCGACAAGTCCGGGCTGTGGACGCTGTCTGTGAACGGTAACGGCGGGCTGACGTTCTTTGTGAAAGGCGAGTTTGTCACAGACAAAGAGGACGTGGCTATGGCACAGGACGGCTGCTACAACGTGACCAAAGTGGACGAGAAAGATTTTGGCAGCGCGGATATGCAGCATTGGGAAGTCGGAGGGGCATAATATGTCGCTCAAGTTCTCTGTTGACGTGTCCGGCATGGACGAGGTAAAGCGGCAACTTGCAAGGGCCTGTGACCGCGCTGAAAGCGTTTTAGCGCAACAGGTGATGAAAGACACCATCCCCTTTGTGCCTGCGCTTACAGGCTCTCTGACGCAGCGAACGCGGGTGGTGGGAAACGAGGTCATTTATCCCGGCCCATACGCCCGGTTCCTGTACTACGGTAAGGTGATGGTAGACCCGGCGACCGGCAGCACATACGCCCCAAAGGGCGGGCACAAGGTGGTCACAGACCGAAATCTTGTATTTAACACAACAATGCATCCGCAGGCACAGGCGCACTGGTTTGACGCTTCCAAAGCGCAGAACATGGAGAAGTGGGTGCGGGTGGCAGATAAGGCGGTGAAGAAATTTGGAAAAGATTAAAAAGGCCGTGTCGGCGGCGGAAGAAGATCAGGTATCGCGCAAGCTGCTTGTGTGGCTGAACACATACCCGGAGCTGCCAGTCGACCTTATCCGCTTTGAGTTTCTTCCCGCCGACACTTCAGCTATGGCGATGTCGACCATTCAGGCGGCGTACATCGTGCGGAAGTATATCACCGGCGGTTATGTGGCGGAGTATCAGTTCAAGATAATCTATCGAGTGAAGCCGGGGAACAGCAACGACAAACGGCTCAAGGCTGACGAACTGTTGAACGCTATCGGTGATTGGGCAAATGGTCAAAAGCCCGACATCGGAGATGACAAGCGCGTTATCAGCATGGAGCCAACCACACGATCTTCCCTGTTTGCCATGTATGAAAACGGGGACGAAGATCACCAAATCCTTATGAAACTGAATTACGAGGTGAATGTATAATGGCAGATTTGGAATTTAACACCACGGCGGGCCAGACCATTGACCGCGAACTGCTCATTGCGTACCTGAATACCGGCACCGCATCCGCGCCTGTGTGGAGCGCTATCGGTAAGCGCGTCGAGGACAGCAGCGAGGAAATGGATTGGAGCACCGACACCAAGCAGGACATTTTGGGCCACACCTTTACGACTATGAAAAAGCCCACCATCACGCAGACCTTTGACCCTATTCCTTTGGACGCGGGCGACGCTGCGGCGGTGAAGATGTGGAACCTGGCCGTCAAAGACCAGGATGCCCAGGCGCTGGCAAATCAGGACATGATGATTGGTCACTTCTACGCCACCAGCGGCGAGGCGATGTTTGCGGAGCGCTACGACGCTTGCGCTATTGCCATCACCGGCATCGGCGGCGAGGGCGGCGGCACTCTGAATATCACCAGCGAGATCACCTACGGCGGCACCCGCACTGTGGGCACTGTGAAGAAGGGCAGCGGCGGCGCTATTGAGTTTACTGCGGCCTAAATAAAGGGGCGGGCAACCGCCCCTGTTTTGGAGGGAACACATGAAGGAATTGACAATCACCACCGGCGTACAGGAATACCACCTGAATGACAAATGCACGGTGTATTTTAATCCCAGCGATCCGGCGTTTGCTGACAAGCTTTACACAGCGTTTGACGCGCTGAAAAAGAAGCAGGATGCGCGGGACAATAACGTAGAAAAAATGAGCGCCCGCGAAATGTTTGACTGGCTCCGAAATATGGACGCCGAAATGCGCGAGACCATTGACGGGGTGTTTGAGCATCCGGTGTGTGAAGCACTGTTTGGGAATGTCAGCGTGTATGCCATCGCGGACGGTGCGCCGCTGTGGATGAACCTGATGGTTGCCATCATGGACGAGCTGGACGAGGGGATTAAGCGGGAAAAGGCTTTTCACAGTGAGAAGCTTGCAAAGTATACAGCCAAGTACCACAGATGATGTACGACCTTCCGACGAGCCTTGAGGTGTGTGGAACGGAATACCCAATAGAAACAGATTTCCGCGTGATACTGGACATATTCTCGGTGCTGTCTGCTGTGGAACTAACGAGCGAAGAAAAGTGCTTTGGCGTGTTGGGAATGTTTTACCCCGGTTTTTTCACTATGCCTTGGGAACATATGGAAGAAGCGATAAAACAGTGTTTTTGGTTTATCAACGGAGGGAATGAGGAAGCGCAAAAAAAATCAACCAAGTTGATGGATTGGGAACAGGACTTCCGCCTGCTTGTCGCTCCAATCAACCGCATAGCGGGGCAAGAGGTGCGGGCGCTGCCGTATCTGCATTGGTGGACGTTTCTTTCGTACTACGGAGAAATCGGGGATTGCTACTTTGCGCAAATCGTGAGGATCCGAGACTTAAAAGCAAAGGGCAAACTGAAAGACAAAGCCGACAAGGAGTTTTACCGCAGAAACCGCGACGCTATCGACATCAAGCGGAGGTACTCGAAAACTGAGGAAGAAATCATTAAAGGCTGGACGTAAAAAAGCCGCCCCGGAGGGCGGCTGCGTAGCGGTCATTGATTTGCAATAAATGTAATGTCGTTTCCAGACCAAAAATCCGGGGTAAATCTGATTTCAAGCGTTTTCCAATCTGCTGGGACTTCGTAGCCTATTACGCCGGACATCTTTTTCCCTGATGCAACAGTACCGTCCAGCTGACCTTTGTCTGCGGCCAACGTTCCGGTCATGCTCATGTTTGTGGAGTAGTCATCGACATACGCTTCAAAGGACATTATAGAGCTTATGGAAATATCTTTGCTGGATTTGTTTTCAATGGCAAATTCGCAAAATAGAAACACGTTGCCGCTGTCTGGTGTGTAAAAACCTTCTCCGCTTGATTGGGTGCAAGACACAAATGTGACTTCAATGTCTTTAAGGGAGACAACGTCACCAACTGCAAATTCCGTTTTCTGCGGAGCAGTTGATCCGTTTCCGCCTTTTGCATCTGTATCCCCCACCTTTTCTGGGGAATTCCCACCAAGCGCAGTGCCAATAATGCCGATAGCAATAAACACAGCTATAACGATCAGCACGACCGGCTTTTTCTGTTTGGTCCCGCAGGCGGGGCATACTTTCGCGGATTTTGCAATATCTGCGCCACAGGTCTTACACTTAGTCATTTTATCCATTTTCTTCCACCCTCCAAGAAATTTTTTGTGGTTTGTTTATAATACCACACAAATACCATAAAAGCAAGTAGGTGATTGTATGGCAAACGCGGACGGTTCCGTTATCATCAAGGCCGATATTGACGATAAGCAGGCGCAGAAAGAACTCAATGCGCTGGAAAAGAAAATAGAAGCGCTGCAGGAAAAGCTCACCAACAAGAAATCCGCGCGAGATACTTTGTTTAATCAGGCCAACAATTTGGGCGCACAGCTTGACGAAGCAAAGGCAAAACTGGCGCAGATGAAGGGCGGCGGCGAGTTCTTTACCAGCGACGCTATCAAACAGCAGGAGGCCGCTGTAGCGTCTATGGAAAAAGAATGGAACGCCATGAATGACAAACTGGACAAGCAGAACGCCGCTATCCGCGAGGGCGAATCGGAGCTTGACCGAATGAAAGCAAAGGCTGGTGAGTTAGGTAAGCAGCTTGGCAATACCGGCAAGAACGCAGGAAAGATACAAGAAGGGTTAGACAAAGCATCCCAGGGCATGGAGGCATTCACAAAGCGCGTAAAAATGCTGGCAAAGCGGGCGCTGGTGTTTACCATCATTGCCCGTGCGTTGGCGGCCCTCCGGGATTGGCTGGCGGACGTGGTGGCCGTAAACGGCGAAGCACGGGACGCTATTGCGCAGCTCAAGGGTGCGCTACTGACGCTGGCACAGCCGCTTGTGCAGATCATCATCCCGGCGTTTACTGCGCTGGTTAAGGTACTGGCTATGGTGGTTTCGTTTATTGCGAATATTGTATCCGCCCTATTTGGAACAACGGCAAAAGAAAGCGCCAATGCGGCAAAGTCCCTGAACGACCAGAAGAACGCATATAAAGGCGTTGGCGGAGCGGCAAAGTCTGCAAGTAAACAGCTTGCGTCGTTTGATGAGATCAATAAGTTAAGCGGTGAAAGCGGCGGCGGGTCCGGTATTATTCTACCTGATTTCAGCACGGCGGCAAATTTCGCATTTCTTGATAAAATCGCGGACAAGCTCAAGAAGATCGGGCAGGACATTGTAAACCTGTTTAAGGATGTCACCGGGTTTATCGGCAACGTATTCTCCGGTGATTGGGGCGCGGCGCTGGACAACATCATCAACTTTGTAAACCACGCCCGTATTTTGCTGGCCGATTTGCTGGACTTTGTGGGGTATATCTTTGGAGCGATCATAGACACCATCATAGAAAAGTGCGGTCTTGCCGGTACTCCGGTAGGAGATATGTTGACTGGTATTAAGGACATTGTGCAGGGAGCGTTGGGCCTTATTTCCGGCATTCTTACGTTTGACTTGGAGAAAATGAAACAGTCGGTTATCCAAATGCTTACCGGCGTAAAGACATTTGTGCTGGGCATTTTTGACTGGTTCAAACTGGGGCTGACAAGTTTGCTTGACTGGCTTGACGAAAGCACAAACGGTAGGTTCCATGAATTGATAGAGCTGGCGAAAACTTACGTCAACGACGTAGTCGAGGGCATGAAACAGATTTTCAGTGGCCTTATTGAATTCCTGACCGGCGTGTTTACGCTGGACTGGAAAAAAGCGTGGGAAGGTATCAAAGAAATTTTCCGGGGCCTCTGGAATACCATCGTAGGTGTCTTTGAGGCGGCTGTAAACCTCATCATCAAGGGTATCAACTGGCTTATTGACCAGCTGAACAAGATACACTTTGAGATACCGGATTGGGTGCCGGGTATCGGCGGTAAATCTTTCGGCATCAATATTTCCCATGTAAACGAGCTTAAAATCCCGCGTTTGGCACAGGGCGCGGTCATTCCTCCGAACCGGGAGTTTATGGCAGTGCTGGGTGATCAGAAGTCCGGAACGAACATTGAGACACCGCTGGCTACGATGGTGCAGGCGTTCAAACAGGCCCTTGCGGAAAGCGGCTACGGCGGCAGCAATGAAGCCGTGTTGGTGCTGGACAAGGACGTGCTGGGAAAGGTCGTGTACCGGCTGAACAAGGCGGAGGGTACGCGCATCGGCGTAAATCTGTCGGAGGTGCAGGGATGAACTACATCAAACTGAACGGCATTTCCTTTGACGCTGACGTGGCCATTTCAAAGTACAATCGAAACTTTAACGTGCTGGACGGCGAAAACGCAGGGCGCGTAATGACGGGACGCATGGTGCGTGACATCATCGGTACATACCTTGGCCACAAGCTGACGGTTTTTCGGCGCGGCGACAACTACAAGGGACTGGACGATTTCTGGGACTACCTGTACAAACACAGCGTGGATGACTTCGTTATGCTGGAAGCGGCAGACGGCCAGACCACCATTGCTTATGAAGCGTATTACACCAGCGCGTCGCAGGACTTGGAGAAGGGCGATGGAGGCGTAAACTATTGGGGCGAGATCGAGGTGAACTTCGTTCCGATGGACGCGCAGCTCCGCCCCTAAGAGGTGGACTATGTCGAAAACGACTATTCTGTACAAGGACATAGCCCCCGGCGCAGCGGATGACGCAACTGTGGTCGCCACCGGCGGCACAGGAGACCTCACCCAAATTCCGCACGGAGCGGCTCCGGGTAAGCTTATTACGCTGGAACGGAGCCGCTGGGTGCTGGACGGCACCTTTGATGGCGTGTACGCGGAGGACAAGGTAGGCTTTTGGTCTACGGAGGTTTCCGGAGACAGCGGAGAGTTTACCAACCCGCCCAAAATCACCATGACGTTTACACAGCAGTATTCCAGCATGGGCATTCAGCTTACTTTTGACGAAGACACAGGAGAGTATTGCAGCGAGGTAGAAATCTCGTGGTATCAGGGCGCGGTGCTGCGGCGGGCGCAGTCGTTCCAGCCTGACAACGCGGTGTATTTCTGCGATTGTCGGGTAGAGAGCTTTGACAAGGTGGAGGTCACGCTGAAAAAGACAGTAGTCCACCATCGGCGGGCGCGTGTTAATGAGATCGTGCTGGGCGTGGTGCGTAAATTCGGGATGAACGAAATACGCAACGCAGCCATCGTAAACCAGGCGAACGAAGCCGCCGTAGAGCTGCCAGTGTCCACGCTAAACTGGACGCTTGACAGCCTGAAAGATGTGGATTACCTGTTCCAGCTGAAACAGCCGGTGGAGGTGTGGAACGACAACCGGCATCTGGGGACATACTACATTAACAACTCGTCACGCACGTCCGCAAACGTGTATGTGATAGAGTGCCAGGACGCGCTTGGAGTGCTTGAATACACGCCGTTCAGCGGAGGCGCATACCTTGATGGAGTGAGCGCAAAAACGCTATTAGAAACGCTTGCAAAGCCCTTTGAGGTGGAGTATGCGAGCGATGTGGAGGACACAACGCTGAAAGGCGTTATCGTTAAGGGCACCAACCGCAGCGCCATCCAGCAGGTCATATTTGCATGGAGCGTGTGTCTGGCAACAGACGGCGGGAACAAGCTTCGGGTATTCAACCAGCCCACAAAGCCTATTCTTATTCCACGCGGGCGGACGTTCGTCGGATCTTCCGTTGCAACCGGCGCGGTGGTCACAAAGGTAAACGTGACGGCGCATAGCTATGTAGAAGCCAGCAACGGCAACGTGACCATCAATGGGGTCAAGTACAAAGACACCCGGACGGTGTACAGTGCCATCAACCCCAACGTGACCGCATCCGACCGTGAGAACGTAAAGGAAGTCACGGCGGCAACTCTTGTATCTGATGAGATTGCACAGGCAGTGGCGGACCGGCTGTACAAGTATTATTCGCTGCGTGACACGAACACGGCGACTGTCGTATACGGTGGCGAGAAGCTGGGCGACTGCGTAAGCATTTACACGCCGTGGGGCCTGCTGACCACAGGCAATCTTCACAAGATGGAGATAAAACTGTCCAACACGGTGGTGTACAACGCGGAAGTCACAGGCGCGTGGATCATCAGCCCGTATTTCTACTACAGCAACGACCTATTTTCCGGGGAGGTGTAACCTATGGCGCTTGACGATCTGGGCCTTATCACAAACCGAACACAGGCGGACGTGGATGCGGTCATTGCCGCGCTCAGTCGAATAGAGGCTGGGCGCGGCACCCCGGCGGACGTGCTTCTTCTAAGCGACAACAAGGGGTCGTACAACTACACTGACCTAAACCGCGTTGCGGGAGCTGTGCTGTATGTGGCGGAGGAATTGGAAGCGAATGGTTACAGCGTAACGGTTACGGCAAAGCAAGGGTGGACGGAAACGGACATTCCCACGCAGGCGGACATTGACCAGTATCTCGCGGACATCGCGGAAATACGCGGGGCGTTGCCTGTGCCAACCGATACCCCAAAGGTGCCGACAATGCCGCTGGACTATCAAAAGGCCAACGACATTGAAAGCATCCTCATACTGGTAGACCAGCTCGTGCAGAACATAGCCAAGTCGTGGTTTTATTCGGGAGACTTGTACTCCAACGAAATCAAATAATAAACGTTACTCCCGGCCAATCGGGGCACGGGAAAGGGCAATAGGAGCCGACTATGGGAACGTAGTCGGCTCCATCTTTTTTGGAAAGGAGCAGATATGCAGGACAGAATTTCCCTTTATCCTGGCCGCGTCAAGATCACGCCTGTTTCCGGGCAGGACAACGTGTACGACATGACCCGGCAGGACAACCCCACCACGGAGGGCACACCGCTGAACAAGTCCACGCTGCTGACGGACGAGGTGGCGGAAACGCTAGGGCTTGACCCGGCAACGGCAACGCCCTCCCAGGCCATCAACGCCGTGGCGGGCAAGGCAACGGTCGAAAAACTATCGCTGACGCTGGCGGTGGCGGGCTGGGTGGCGGACGGCGACGACTGGAAGCAGCCGGTGACCATCGCCGGCGGCGCAGCGGGCAAGCAAGTGGATCTGGAGTCGGACAAGACGGTTATCAAGCAGATGCTGGACGACGGCACCAACGCTATCTACATCGCCAACAACAACGGGACATTCACCGCCTACGCTGTGGGCGAAAAGCCCACCGCTGACCTGATCGTTCAGGTGACGGTGTACGACGTGAAGGAGGTGTCGTGATGAGCGCCATTGTGGGCAAGGGCATACTATCCGCTGGCGGCGGAGGAGAACTGAACATAGCCTATGGTCTCACTCCGCCGACTGATACAAGTAAGTTGTGGGTACGGATGCAAGGGAAGCCCGACACGGTAGAAAGTACTGACGATGTAGCAGTACAGGTCGGGGAGTTTGTTGAATACTTTTCTCAAGATGATTTATCCCCGTTGGCAGGTCATGTGATTTTCAATGTTCCTTCTGGTAGAATTTGTAATGGAAAAATGTACACGGCCATAAACGAAAACTTTAGTATATTCAATGTAACAGATTTGGAAACAAAGATTACCAGTTTGAATTCTGTACAAATGCCAACAATTTGGAAATTTCCGGCGTGGTGTGTAGTCGGAAATAAAATGTATTTCCTTGGTGGAACCCCACAGCAAAGTGCCAATACAAGTACTGTTAGAATTTATGATACAGAAACTGATATGTGGACTACTCATCCATTTCCTGGTTCATATTCTGGTTCTGGTGCAACATCACGAGGGTCAACTGCTTTTTACAACAATACAATTTATGTATTTGGAAGTGCATCAAGTTCGGGCAATTCAGCTACTGTGTATACATTCAATATAGAAACGTATGAAACAAGCACTAAAGTGTTTACGTCTTCTATATCCCCTAATATTTCTTCTGGTGATTCTTCAGTTCAAATGTTTGTAAATGGCAAATACGCTTATCTTGTATTGAACCCCGCCTACTCCCCTTCGGGTATTAGGTTTGATTTAGAAGACTATACGTATGAGTCATTTCCGTTTACCTCATCTTTTTCTGCAAGTGACAGTGACTATAAAAACTTTGAGTATAGACATGCCAATTCAATAGAGGTTGAGAATGAGAGATACTTATTCGGTTTCGGCCCTATCAGTAGCTCAGCAATGTATTATCCTGTTTTAATTAAAGTTACGATAGGGGAGACCTCTGGAACGTTGGATGTAGTATTCAATTATACACATCAAAATGTAAGAATAAATTTCATAGCTGGAGCAACACAGAATAATATGTATGCAATCGAGGTATCAAATGTAGATACTTCAAGAAAAGGATGGAAAGCTCCCTATCAGTATCCCCTTGAAAACGGCAAACTTCTTTTACAGGAAGGTAGTAAATCTTTCAGAATTATAAATTCTAAGGATGCCAAAATATCATTCAAAATTAAAGATACGTTTTTAGGGAAAGAAACGGGCTATGCCGACGAGGTAGATGCGTACCTTTACAACACAACTGAGCAGAAGTGGATTTCCCTTGATGGAACCCCATATACAGCTTGATTAAAAGGAGGACAAAACCATGTACACAGGCTATATCGTAAAGGCAGGAGAGATCTGCAAGGACGAGCGGGTAGCCAAGGCTATCAAGAATTTCAAGTACGAGAACGATACGGTACTCTGCGTGGGGGACAATGGGTACATCACGGAGATCAACACCCTGCGGACAGCCAAGAGCATCGTGGGCGAACAGGCCAGTCCGGAGGCATATCTGGCGGCGTATCTGGAAAAGCTGAATACTCCGGCGGAGGAAGCGGCGGAGGAAGCGGAGTAAGGAGGAGCGTATGAGCACAATTATCGGTAGAGCAATAATTGCGGGGGGGGGTGCTAAAACGTTAGTGTATACAGTTAGCGGTGCGACGGTAACTGCGGTAAACGGAAGCAGTACCGTGACCGCCGCAGCAGATGCTACAGGGAAGGTGGAACTGACGCTGGGCAAGTCGGGGGTGTGGAATATTACAGCCGAAAAGGATGGCAAGTCGAGCTTAACGAAGCAAGTAGCACTGCCGCCTACGCTCATGCTGCCGCTGCGGCCTGTGGCGAATATAAGCCCTACCAGCGGCGTGACGTATACGGATGGCCTGGACGGTGCGACACCGGAACTGATGCATCTGTACGGCGAAGCCATCTCTGACAATGCGGAGATCCTGCGCACGACATCTACGGTGTATCTGGACTTCGGGGCGGACAGCCGGAAGCTGACCGTGGGAGATGTCATGGACTTCTCTATCAACGGCACAACGGTACAGGCGCGGCTGATCAGCTTCAACACGGACGATCTGGCAGACACCAGCGCTTACGGCGAGGAAACCGCCACCGGAAAATGCGGCATGACGTTTGACACCGTGACTATCGTGACCAGCGCACAGATGAACACAGGCAACACGAACGTCGGCGGCTGGGAGGCGTCGCGGATGCGGAGCACCACGATGCCGGAACTGCTGGCAAGCATACCGGAGGCATGGCGCGATGTGTTGATGACGCGCAGCCTGACGAACAACAAGGGGACAACTCCCACGGAGGACATACTCTCGCTGCACAGCCAGAACGACATCGGCTCCAGCGGCTACAACTGGTACGCCGCAGGAAACAGCAAGGTAAAGAACAACGCCTCCGGCTCGGCGGTGGTTTGGTGGCTGCGTGACGCGCACACCGGCGACTCGACGGGCGTCTTGCGTGTCGGCTCCAGCGGCAGCGTCTCCAACGGCGTCGCCAGCTACTCGTATGGGGTTGTCCCCGGCTTCGCATTTTAATCTATTATCAATGCCCATCCGCCCCTTAGATGGGGCGGATGGCGGAAAGGAAACGTATGTCCGTACCAAAAAGCAAGCAGGGCGAATCCTCTATGCAATTCATCCAGACGGCGCGGGAACTGAAGCAGCATACGCTTACGGTCGTCAAGAAATGCCCGAAGCGTCTGCAATTTTTCCTGCTGGGGCCTATTTATGAGGAGGCACGAGAGGTACTGCACTCCGTAAAGGCGGCCAACAACACCTATGTGCACAACCAGCATGAGGCGCAGATACGCGCCGACTATCTTGGGAGGGCGAATGTGGTGCTGCAGAACCTTGCCGACGATCTGGAGGATCTGTACGAGGAACTGTTGAGCGGAGAGGAGAGGTATAAGTGGGTACCGCACGCCATGCAGAAGCACGGAGAGCTGATCAGCGCGGAGGCGAAACTGATCGGCAAGGTGCGGAAAAGCGACAGAGAACGGTATAAGGGCTTAACATAAGCCGTTATATAGGGAAAGCGCTGTATATCTGCGCTGGCGGAACGGTCTGGCGGCTCGGCGGTGGTTTGGTGGCTGCGTGACGCGAACACCGGCAACTCGACGAACTTCTTGATTGTCAACTCCAGCGGCAGCGTCAACAACAACAACGCCAGCAACTCGTATGGGGTTGTCCCCGGATTCGCTCGGCACAGGCAGGACTTAGTAGGCGGTATAGCTGAAAACGATGCTTTGAGCGAAGGAGCGCTTTGCCCATTGAACTCGCGTCCGATGATACGCCGCCGGACGCTGGCCGAAAAGGCCCGTCCGCCACCGAGTGGCGGGCGCTTGCATGGCCGGTGAATGTGCGGAAACCCGGTTTCATGGCGGCGGCTACGCAGTTAGAACCCGCACCCGACAATAAGACTGCACGGAGGCGCATATTGACCAACAAAGAGAGACGAGAGGGCCGCTACCTGCGGCGCAAAGCCGCACGGGAGCGCAAAGCGATGGACCGCAGCAGGGCCTGCGGGAATTTTGAGGACGTTTTCAGCTTTATGCACTTGTGGAAATCCGCAAAGAAGTGCTGCAGGGGCGTAAAGTGGAAGTCCAGTACACAGAGCCTTATGAATAACATGCTGGTGCGGGTGGCAGACATCCACACAGAACTTATGGACGGGACGTTTCGGCATAAAGGGTTTCATGAGTTTACGGTATATGAACGCGGAAAGGCGCGGCACATTCGAGCCGTGCATATCACGGAGCGGGTGGTGCAGAAGTGCCTGTGCGACTATGCGCTGGTGCCGGTGTATCAAGCGACGTTTATCTACGACAACTCCGCCAGCTTAAAGGGGAGAGGGATGGATCGCGCCCTGCGGCGGTACAAGAAGCATGTCTCCCGGCAAGCAAGGAGAGGCGGCTATGTGCTGCGGTACGATTTTCACAAGTTCTTCGATACCGCGCCGCACAAGCCACTGTTTGAAGCGAACAGGCGGTTGTTTCACGATCCGCGCACAGCGGCGGAGGTGGACCGTTTTATCCGCGATTTCGGAGACTATGGGCTGGGGCTGGGGAGCCAGGTGTCGCAGGTGTGCGCCCTGATGCTGGCTTCCCCCATCGACCACCTGTGCAAGGACAAACTGCGGCTGAAAGGGTACGGACGATATAACGATGACGGGTACGCTATGCACGAAAGCCGGGCGTATCTGGAAACGTGCTTAACAGAAATACGCCGCAAGGCAACAGAAATCGGTATTGTGGTGAACGAAAAGAAAACGGGCATATCGCCCGCAGGAAAGTCTGTTTTTCTCAAGTGTCGGTACCACACAAAGCCGGATGGTGGCGTAAAAATGCGGATGGGCCGCGAGGCCACAGCGCGTCTGCGTAAGAAATTGCCAAAGCTCCGAAAAATGGTACACGCCGGAAAAATCTCGCTTGCGGATGTACAGCCGGTGTGGGGATCCTATTGCGGGCACATGAACCGAGGGAATAGCCACAAGGTCGTGCGAAAGTCGGCGAAATACTTTAAGAGCATATTTGGGTTTTACCCGGATAAGGAGGGCTGGCGCTATGCCCTTGCAGGAGACCATTGAAAAGCTGACCGATGTATGCGCAGAGCTGCTGGCTATATGCCTGGAGCAGGCGGCAATCATAGGGCAGCATGTGGAGGCAGATAAATACGAAAAAGCTTTAGCGATGCTGGAAAGCGAGGTGAAAGAGTGTACAAGGTAAATGCAGGCGGCGAGACATTTTACAGTGAAGCGGCAAACCCGGTAAAAATCGCAGAAAACGGCAGCTATATTCTGTGCAAAGAAAGCGAACGCGAGGGCTACGCAGTGGATGCCACAGGCGGCGAAGAGACCATGCGGGTCATTAATGGCAGCGTGGAGCACGTTAACGGCGCAGAGCTTGTTGCGGGGCTTATCTCGGAAGCAGAAACGTTGACGCAGCAACTTGGAGAAGCGGTAGAAGCCATCTACAACAGCGACATGGCGACCATCGGTTAAGAAAGGAGAACGACGATGTACAACATTATGACAAAGCTCATCAACAAGCGGTTCTACAAGACACGTGAGGAGGCGCAGCAGAAGTGCGACGTGTTTTACGCCGTGGGGCGCATTACGGACGAGCAGTACACGGACCTGTGTGCGCTGATCGAGAGCGTGTACGCAGAATAAGGGGCGGGGAGAATTACTCCCCCCGCCGGATGTAGGCTTCCTCGGCACGGATCTGTGCCTGTTTGAGCGCGGCAACGGCCTTTTCAAGCTGGGCAATGGCGTCGGTGACGGCGTTGAACAGGGTGAAATACTCGGGCATGGAAACACCTCCTTTCTGCAAGCAGGATAGCACAGGCGGCGTGTCAGAAACGGTCGAAGGGTGTCGAGGGGCAAAAATAATTTGAGAGGAGGGCATCATGACGGAGGCAATCATCGTGGCGATAATCACCGGAGCGATGACGTTCGCAGGGGTGCTGGTGGCGAACGGAAAGACACAGGCGGTGACGAAAGAACGGCTGGACGAGCTGACACGAGAAGTTCGAGAGCACAACAACTTTGCCCGCCGTATGCCAGTAGTGGAAGAACAGATCAAGGTGATCAATCATCGAATTGCCGATCTGGAAAACAATAAGTGATAGGCGTAAAGCCGGAAAGGAAGTAACTATGGACATCAACACTATCGGAGTGGCCACTGTTGCCGCTATTATCGTGATCTGCTATCTGATCGGCATGATCGTAAAGGCCACGGCGCTGGACAACAAATGGATCCCCATCATTTGCGGCGTGTGCGGCGGCATCATCGGCGCGCTGGCGCTGGCATTCCACATGCCGGATTTCCCTGCCGGGGACTACTTTACGGCGGTTGCCGTGGGCATCATGTCCGGGCTGACCGCAACGGGCGTCAATCAGGTGATTAAGCAGATGAAGTCTACCAACGACGAGGAGGCCATGTAAATGGCCGCGCCGAAGGTATACCTGTCCCCGGCTATGCACAGGGCGAACCCCTGTGTATATCCGCGCCCGGACGGGAAACGGTGCTATGAGGCACTGGAAAACAACGAGTACATCGACATTCTGGAGCCGATCCTGAACCGCTGCGGCATTGCCACCAAGCGCGGGTACCGGCGCACCCCCATGAACAGCGACAACGGCGATGCCATCATGAAGCAGAACGTGGCAGAGAGCAACGCATGGGGCGCGGATGTGCATTACGTCAGCCACACCAACGCCAGCGCCAACGGAACGGCGCAGGGGTGCCATCCCATGTACTACACCTACTCCAAGAATGGCAAGAAGCTCGGCCAGATTATGGTGAAGTACCGGAAGCAGATTTACCCGCGCACGGTAAAGCTCGTTCCACGCGCCGATCTGTACGAGCTGAAAAAGACCAACGCTGTGGCGTTCTACGAGGAGCACGCGTTCCACGACAATCTGGAGGACATCACCTGGTTCCACACGCACATGAAGGAGATCGCCGAGAGCGCGGCGAAGGGGCTGTGCGAGTATTTCGGTATTCCGTATGTGGAGGAGACGAAGCCTGCGGAGCCGGTGGAGCCTATGACCCCCGGCGAGCTGCTGGTGAAGATCATGAACAGCACAGGAACGTGCGGCACGTGGGAGATCGTGAAGTAAAATAAATCTGCTGGGCGGGAAAGAGCTACGACAAGCCGCCTCTTTCCCCGGCGTAAAGTCCCGCAAGCTCACGGCTAAAACCGTGTTATGGACAGCTACCACAAGCAGATACGGCGCAGATTGCAGAGCATGGCACCAAAGCGGGCTATTGCGTATGTTATGAGCGCCCAGCTGCCGCCTGACGAAGCGGTGTGCGTTATTGAATGTGACGTGAAGCGGAAAAGCTATTGTGAAACGGCGTTACTGCTGAACGTGTCACCGGAAACGGTGAAACGGTGCCGCAGGAGAGCGTATCAGAAATTTGCAGACGAAGAAAGAAGCCACACCTGAAAAGGTGCGGCTTCTTTGTTTGCGCCCGGTAGGGGGGAACCGGGCGTATAAAAATGGAAAGATGCCCGCCGGGAGTATTCCGGGGTGGCTAATTTTATTATACATCGTTTCTGCGGTATTGTACAAGTAAATATTTCGCAAATTAACGGCCTTTTTCTGACCTTTAACTGCCCCTTTACGGGGGCAGTTTTTTGTTACGCTTATTGCAAGAAACGGAGGTGCTTGCATGGTCGAAAAGTTGGTGTCGTTGGGATTTACCCAGCAGATGGCGGAGGACATCATTTGGGCGTATCAGGATGACCTCCCGGGGCTGAAAGCTTATGTGCAGGTGATAGAAATGGTGTCGGCGCATGTATAGCTACTTCAACGAAAACCCACACGGGAAAAATGTTGGAGACTGCACTGTTCGGGCTATTTCAAAAGCCACCGGGAAAGAGTGGGGCGAAACGTACCTTGCTATGGCAGTGCAGGGGTATTTGGAAGGGGATATGCCGTCTGCCAACGCGGTGTGGGGTGCGTATCTTCGGCGAATAGGCTACAGGCGGTACATGGTGCCGGATACTTGCCCGGATTGCTACACAGTCGGTAGGTTTGCCGACGAACACCCGGGGGGAACGTTTATCCTTGCGCTATCCGGGCACGTCGTGTGTGTGCAGGACGGCGTGATCTATGACAGCTGGAACAGCGAAAACGAAATTGTTTTGTATTACTGGCAAAAAGAAAGTGAGGCGTAACTATGGCATTTAACCCGTATTTCAACCCTTATTACCCGCAGCCAATGCAGGACAACCTTGCCCAGCTTCGGCAGCAGCAGATGCAGACCATGCCGCCGCAGATACCGCAAATTCCACCCATGCAGAACCCGGTGGCGCAGGGCGGCGTACAGTGGGTAGCTGGTAGGCCGGAGGCGGAGAATTGGCTGATTGCTCCCAACTCCGCCATTGCGCTGTGGGACAGCACGGCTCCCGTGGTGTACTTAAAACAGGCCGATGCAAGCGGCAAGCCGACCCTTAAGACGTATGACCTTGTAGAACGCCTTGCAAGCGCTCCTGATGCGCAGAAAGCGCCCGCCCCGGAATATGTGACCCGTAAGGAGTTCGACGCGCTGGCGGCGCTTGTGGGCGAAATAAAGGGCAAGAAGAAGCGCAAGGTTGAGGAGGACGAAGACGATGAGTAACAACCCGTTTTTTAATGCGCTGGGCGGCGGACAGATGCCGGGGTCGATGAGCGGCTTTCCCCAGCTATTGCAGCAGTTCAAGCAGTTCAAGGCAAGTTTTAAAGGCGACCCAAAAGCGGAAGTGGAGAAGATGCTGCAAAGCGGCAAAATCTCACAAGACCAGCTGAACAAGATACAGTCAATGGCAAACCAATTTCAGGGGCTTTTCAAGTAATCAAAATCGTGGCCACGGTTTGATATAAATATTTTTTCAAAAGGAGTGATACTATGTCTCTTTCCTCTGACGGCACCATGCTGACTATGCCTGTGGCTCCTGCCAACACCGGAAACGGTAACGGCTTCGGCTGGGGCGGCGATGGCGCATGGTGGATCGTGCTGTTCCTCATTTTCGCTGCGTTCGGCGGCTGGGGTAACGGCTTTGGTTTCGGTGGCAACGGCAACGGCGTGATGGACGGTTATGTTCTGACCTCTGACTTTGCCAATGTCGAGCGCAAGATCGACAGCGTAAATCAGGGCCTTTGCGACGGATTTTACCAGCAGGCGCAGCTTGTCAACGGCACCAACATGGCGATGGCAAACGGCTTTGCACAGGCCGAGCTTTCCCGCAGCAACCAGCAGGCGGCGCTGATGCAGCAGCTCACCGCCATGCAGATGCAGAACCAGGAGTGCTGCTGCGAGAACCGGGCAGCTATTGCCCAGGTGCGGTACGACATGGCGACGCAGGCGTGCGATACCCGCAACACGGTCAACACCGCTGCACGTGACATCATCGACAACCAGAACCAGAATAGCCGCGCTATCCTTGACTTCCTGACGCAGAACAAGATGCGCGATCTGGAAAGTGCCAATCAGGAGCTGCGCCTTGCCGCATCTCAGGCTGCGCAGAACAACTACCTGATCTCCCAGCTGCGCCCTTGCCCCACCCCAGCTTACATCACTTGTAATCCTTGGGCGGGCAGCGGCTATGGCGGGTGCGGAACCGGCTGCGGCTGCTGACAACTGCATAGCACCAGCTGTTCGGGATTTCCGAACTGTTCAGCCCCGTGCTGATACTGACACCAACGCGGCGGGGCAATAGCTCCGCCGCTTATTTTAACTGAGAAAGGAATGATTTTAATGGCAGAATTTACTTCTGCGGCAATTCAGACCGTTGCTGCTGGGCAGAACGTTCCCCTGACGGAAACTGCGGTCAACAACAAGCCGTGCATCGTGCATCGAGCCGGAGCAGGCATCGTAACTTTGCGCGGGTTGACAAACCAGTGCAAGGCACGTTTTCGCGTGGCTTTTGGCGGCAACATCGCTATCCCTACCGGTGGCACGGTGGAAGCTATTACCGCCGCGCTGGCTATCAACGGTGAACCGCTGACCAGCGCCGTGGCAATCGTTACCCCCGCCGCCGTGGGAAACTATTTCAACATTTATGTCAGCGCCATTGTGGAGGTGCCGAAGGGCTGCTGCCTGACTGTGGCTATGGAGAACACCAGCACACAGGCAATCAATTTTGCAAACTCCAACTTGACCGTTGACCGCGTAAGCTGAAAGGAGTAAACTATGAGTATGAAAGCAATGTACGATTTGCGCGATATGCTTTGCAAGGAGCTTGACGAGATCGCCCACAAAGGAGAGCTGGGCGCTGGGGATCTGGACATCGCGCATAAGCTGGTAAGCACCATCAAGAACATCGACAAGATCGATCTGATGGAAGATGAAGGGTACAGCCGTGACGGCGACTATTCCCAGCGGCGTTACTCCCGCGACGGCGACTATTCCCAGCGCAGGTATTCCCGCGACAGCTACGGCGGCGGCAGCTCCTACGCACGGCGTGGCACCCATTATGTGCGCGGCCATTATAGCCGCGACGGCGCAAAGGATGACATGAAGCGCCAGCTGCAAGAGATGCTGGACAATGCGGATGATGATACCATCCGCAACGCCATTCAGCGGTGTATGGATGCCGTGGAGGGCTGAGAGGGGGTAGTTCCCCTTGATCGACGAAAAGGAACTTAAAGCCTGGATAGCCAGACTGGAAACGGAACAGTCAAGCTGGCCGAACTACGAGAAGTTGGCCGCGCTGTACATTATACAAAACCAGCACGAAGGGCAGAGAAACCCTGCACCGGTTGCTATGTATTCCAGCGCACCGGCTCCTGATGTGGTAGACGGTGACAGTGACTTTATGCAAGCAGTATCATCCCGCGCGCCGGAACAGGCGTGGGCCATAGTGGACGAGTTGATGGATGCGCTGAAAGTAACCAACGCGCGAATGTATGATAACGTGATGCGAAAGATGCGAGGATAAAGTATCCCCCGCCTGTTTTGGCGGGGGATATTCTTGTGTACTTAGTTTACTGTAACCTAAAGGGTTATATAAACTAAGTACTTACAGAAAGTCAAATTCAATCCGGCGGTCTT